GTTAACCACTCGTCGCTGTTAACGCCAACCCATAACTCGTTTCCAAGTTCTTTAGCTGCTTTGAAATAGGCAATATGCCCGGAGTGTAGCGGATCAAATCCGCCTGTGACTAGTACGATTCTTTTCATACTAGTATTTATATGCGCAGTTTATCTCAGTAAAATTATATGGATGCGTCATCTAGCCCAGCTGTTCTGAGCTTAACAATGTTTGAAAGTTGCCATTGTTTAATGTCTAAGCCTTTAATAATGCCTAGCCACTTATTGCGTAATAGTGCAAAATCGTTGATAATTTTCTCAAAATCAACAACATCGGCTTCGCCGTCTACAAATTTATCAGCATCTCGTGAGCTAAGTTGACGCTGATAGTTTTCAACATATTTTCTAAAATGTTGACTTCGTAAACGGCGAAGTTCGATATTTAAGTATTCGAGTATTGCTTCGATCTCTTGTAATTGGCCGAATCTAGTTTCTACAATGCCTGGCATTCTAGCTGCCGCCTGTTCAATACTACCATGAACGTTTGTTTCTTTTTTTGCTAAAAGAATTTCACCCTCATAGTACTGCACTGCGGCAGGAATGTTCGAAATATCTTTAGAAACTCTATCGTACCAATTCATTTAATCCTCGTCATCCCAAACTGCATCTTCAACATCTTCATCATATGCTTCACTGTCGTCTTCGTCAGTGGCATACTCGATAGCAGTATCTAAAAATGTATCAACGCCAAAAAGCTCGTTGATAGTAACTTCAGATACTCCATGATCTACAAGAGTAGTAATAAAAGTTTTTGCTACTTCCTGTTTATCTTTATCAGGTATATGTTCTGATACAGCGTTCCAAATATCAGCAATTAGGTCAGATCCCATAAGCTATAATCTCCATTATTCAGTTGGTTGTTCTTCCAGCTCAAACTCAACGTTATCTACAATTGGTTCAACCTGTACAGGTGTATTTATAATATCATTCATAACCACATCAAGTTTTTCTCCAACCCATTGCTTACGATACTCTAGCATAACTTCGCCTGTTAGTGGGCTAGTATACTCAAGTCTATTACCTGATTTCTTAAGAAGACCTTTTGCTTCAAACAACTCAACAAGTCCTGAATAAGGATTCATACCTGTTTCATACGGAATCTTAACTTGAACACTTTCAAACGGTTTTGCGTAACGTGTTTTCATTACTTTACACGCTGCTCTAATACCTTGTACAGTAGTAGTTTTATTTCCGTCTTCGTCTTCTTTAAGTTTAAGTTTCTTCATAGCAACTACAATACTAGATGCATATACAAACCCTTGTCCGCCACTGATCTTATCATCAGGGTCAAACATGTCTTGTGATGCATAAGTGTGGTTAGTACACACCATACCTACATTGTAACTACCAATCATGTTAACGGTGTTACGAACAAGTGAAGTCAATGCCTTAGGCTTACGACCCATATCACCTTTCATATTACCAGCTTGAAATTGATCAACATCAGTAGGTGTTAGTAACATACCTAAGCTATCAATTACAATTAACACTTTAGGACGTTCTTCTTCTGGCATTTCTTTGTATTCTTTCATGAACTCAGATACTGTTTTAGCAACATCATCAATCATGGACATGTTTAGTTTAAGAAGTGCTTCTTCTGAAGTGTCTACACCTAATGCATGTAACCATGCTTCGTCAAGTGCGTTTTCTGAATCAATTAGTACTACAAAGATACCTTGTTCTTGAGCAGACTTTACAATGTTTGCTGAACAAAAATAACTCTTACCACTACCCGATTCTCCGGCAAACACTGTTACTTTACCTAGCGGAACTCCTTTATTAAAGTCTCCACTAACAAGATAGTTCAGTGCAAAGTTGCCTGTGCTAACCCAATCAGTTGGGTCGTTAAAGCCAATGCCAAGACCAGAAATGCTCTTAGTAATTGTCTTTCTAAATTTACTTACGTCAAATGCTTTCGCCATATATATTTCCTCTCGTTAGATTAAAGTAATAGTGCGGGATAGTCGAATGTAAATATCCCGCACGTATTAAATTAGCTGTTGCCGTTTCTGCTTCTAATCATTGCAAGAATATCTTGCGCTCTATTAGCACCGTCATCTGCAGGTGCCGCTTCTGCTGTTGCAGGTGCTGCCTCTGGTGTTGGTGTTGGAGCAGGTGCTGCCGCTGCTACTGGAGCAGGTGCCGCCGCTGGCGCAGGTGTTGATGCTGTAGGTGGTGTATATTTTTTGTTAGGATCACCAGTGTTCTGACTCATGCCAGCTGGCTTAAAGTATTGACCCCAACGATCCATATCGTATGCTTCACCGTCTACTGACGCTTCAAACATCTCTTTCATTACCTTCAGTTCAACTTCGCCTGGTTTCTTTGGAAGGAAATCTGACATGTTAAACAACCCGTGTGTATCAATAGCTGCCTTTTCAACATCTTCTAATGCACGTTCTTTACGTGACCAGTTTGATGTAGAATAGTCTGCATAGCCACCTTTAGAAGTTTTCTTAATTCTAAAGTCAACGCCACGCATATAGTCTGTTGGCAGTTCTTCTAACTCAGGATCCATTAATGCACCTTTAATGATCTGGAAGATCTGTGGTCCAATAATAAATCTACGGATTGGGTTTTCCGGAGTCTTGTCTTCGTTTAACGGGTCTTCAACTACAAAACCTTGGAATACATATGAACGTTTTTTCCAATACTTACGTCCCATATCTTCTAATGATTTGTCTTTGAACCATGGACGAACTTCTGTTAAGATCGGACACGGTGTACCATCGTTGTACATTTCCATACACGGAACTTGTACAATAACCTGACGTGAGTCAGATTCGCCTTTTACTCCAGCAAACGGAAGTTTAATCATAGCACGTTCTGCCCAAAAGAACGTGTTAGAATTGTCAGCGTCAGGTAGGAATCGTAATACCGATTCTTTGCCTTCTGCCATATTCCAATGTGGGTAAATTGCGTTGTCGCCGCCAGTGTTTCCACCGGATGCTTTGTTTGCGCCTTCTTGAAGTTTAGCGCGGATTTCTGCGAGTGATGCCATTTTATAATGCCTCCTATAGCCTTTATGGTTATCTTACTTTGTTTATGCCTTAATGCACATATACTATTATGCACTCATATATTTATCTTGTCAACAGTTAATTTGTACAAAAGTGAATCAGTTTAGCCAAAAAGAAAGGAGACAAAAGCCTCCTTCCTAATTACTGCATTGTTACTTGTTTAATACATACATTGTTACTTCAAACCCAAAACGCATTTCTGTATATTCTGGTTTTGTCCACATAACTTGTACTCCTTAATTAAGTTTAAAAATTGTACTGCACTAGTATTTAAACATATTTTAGAGCAGAAGTCATACGTAAAATCATTAAATGTATATGTTGATTGAACGTAGCCATAAGCGTTTTAATATCTGCTTACGTCTATGGTCTCGAACTGCTATCTTCCAGCAATATTGGTTCCATAGTTCCATAACACCCTCCTTTTTAAAGTTAGGTGCGTTCCTTCGCGTTATGCTACTTCCGTCCTTGATAGGATGAACGTATAATATTTAGTCATAAAAAAAGAGTTGCTCTACTGTAAAGCAACCCTTTTTAGTTTTGAGCCTAGCTCAGTTACTTCTTAGTTTTTTTAGCAGCAGGCTTTTTAGCAGTAGCTTTTTTAGCAGTAGCTTTTTTAACTTCAGTAATTACAGGTTCAATCTTAGGTGCATGTCCTACACCATTTTTCGTAACTGTTTTTTGAATTACCTTTGCTTCTTCTACTACAACAGGTGCAGTATCCATACCAAATATCTTCTTAATAAAATTAATCATAATTTCTCCATTTTTATAAGTGTTATTTACGTCTTTTAGTAAGCGCCTGAAAGAGTTTTGATTCTTTCTAACTCAGCAAGTTCTTCTGCACCGTGTTCTTGTGCAGGTGCCATACGTTCTACCATTTTACGAGCAACCATTTCTGCTTGTTCACCAAACTTCTTGCCTACCATAGTAGCAACACCTTCTGGGCCTTTAGGGAATGTACCAGCTTGTCTGTCATACATTGACAGGATAAAGTTAGCTACTTCTGTTACGTTTAACTTATTTTTAGATTCCTGTTCTTTGTGTCCGTTGCCTTCGTTTGTGTCAGCATTTTCAATTTGTTCTTGTGCGTCCTCTTCTGCAAATTCCATTGCGCCTTCATGAGCATCTCCGCCCGGTACTACCTGCATTGTTGCAAGTTCGTCGTCCACTTTAGCGTTTGCGCCATTTGGATCTTCCATTGGATCTGCTTCGCCTCTTAAACTTTTAGGATCAATAATTGCTTTGTAGCCGCCTTCTTCTGTTTGTTCAATTTTTGCTTTATAGTGTAATGTTCCCATTTGTGATTCACCGTCATCGCCAATGAATTCAAACTCAGTCTTGCCTTCTATCTCTTCTGGCATAAACCCTTCTTGT